GACCGCCGGAGCAAGGTATACGATAGGGTAGACGAGGCGAAAGCACGCGGTCGGTAATTACATTATGGTTTAGATACAAGAGTGGGGTATGTCAGACGATATTTGCGGCCACACTAAGAACGACGGTGAGCCGTGTGAGTTTCAACCCAAGTATCCAGATGGGAAATGCGGGCACCATACAGAGACGAAAGAGACGGAAACGGGTAGGCCTACAAAACTCTCCTACGAACGCCAAGAAAAGATAGCCACGGCCATTGAGCAAGGCAAGAGTCTCACGTCTGCCGCTCGAATGGCGGGCGTTGATCGGACCACAGTATACGGCTGGTTAGACCGGGGTGAAAGTGAAAAGCAAGCTGGAGAGGATAACGAATTTACAGAATTTTACGACAGGCTTACGCGGGCGAAAGGCCACGGAGAAGACTTCTACTTCAATCTCGCGCTGGAATTGGCGCGGGAAAATGAGGATCATAGGTTCATAGCGAGTTTGATGAAACAGCGGTATCCAGACAGTTGGGGCGATACGGAAACGGGCGTTGAAGCCGATACGGTGAAATTGGAGGTGTCCGAACGTGTCGCAAGCACATGGCCCGAACAATAACGAGACGACGCTAACGGACTTCACACCGACACCATATCAAGAAGAGTTCCTAAGAGGGGATAAGCGGTATTTGGGGTTCGTGAGTGGCGTCGGGGCGGGTAAGACCTATGCAGGGATTATCCGCACGTTCCTGAATATGGAACACTGGAATAAGGGGGACATGGGGGCGATAGTCGCACCCACCCGGCAAATGATTGTAAACGTAATTATCCCTGAATTGCGTGATATGGGCTTACTCGAGAAATGGGAATACAACAGCTCATACAGTGACGAACCGGGGTTACACTCGCCGAATGGGTCTAGGGCGTTGATCCTATCTGCCGATAACGAAAAGACGATTGAACGGCTTCGGGGACTCAACCTTTCGTGGGGATGGATCGATGAGCGGACGGCGGTTCCAAAACGGGCACAAGAAATCCTATCACAGAGGCTTAGGACGGGGAACTACCGGAATCTATTCGAGACGACGACGCCCAAGGGCAAGGACGATACGTATGATTTCTACGTGGGTGACGTAGAAGCCGAGACGCACGAATTTGGTGAAGCCACAGTATACGAGACAAGCGACAGATTGGCGATTGTGGGCGTTCCTACTCGAGCGAACCCGAACACACCGGAAGACTACAAAGAGGCTATGGAAGCCGATATGCCGGACGCTATTCGAGCGCAAGAGGTTCGGGGCGAGTTCGTGGAAATCGGGAGTGGTGTCTTTACGAGGGATATGATAGAGTGGATACGGCCAGAGGATACGGCAGCCGGGGCACTCCAAACCGTGATAGCCGTTGATCCAGCGGCTACACCGAACGCGGCAAAGGCCGAAGCGAACGACGCGGATCATTGGGCTTGCTCGGTTCTCCAAGTCCATCAACGGAAGAGCGTCGCCTATCTGGTTGATGTGGCGAAACAGCGGGGCTTAGGACTGAAAGAGGGCGTTCAGTGGGTCAAGTCGATTAGCGGTCAAAGCCAGAACGCGAAGGTCGTAGTAGAAAGCAACCAAGCTCAGGTATGGCTCAAGGACGCTTTGAGAGACGCGGGGGTTAATGCGGTTCCTGAAAAGAGTACGACGAACAAGGAACAGCGGCTTATGGATCTGAGTATCCCTATCGCCAATGGAGTGATTCAATTCGTGGACTTTGAAGCCTCAAGAGATAACGAGATACGGACTCAAATGGGCTTAGAGCCGTTAGACAATCCAGAGGATGCACCGGCATTAGGAGCGACGAATGCGTTTGACGACCTGATTAGCGAAATGTTAGCGTTCCCTGGAGGCACTCACGACGACGTGTTAGACTCTCTCGGAATTGCAGCACGGAACTGTCCAATCAAGATGGGAAGCGGCTTACTCTCGAGCGACCCATACGAAGGTAGAAAGGAGGTTGTACCAGAGTGAACCTACAGCGACCGATTCAAGAGGCACAGAACGCCGTTGAGGTGGTTTCGGAGACAATCAAGAGTAACATATCCATCCTGTCGGACAAACGCCGTTGTGACCATTGCAGGACTCCTATGGAAGCGACGCAAGTTTCGGACCCTGATACTGGCGCGTTCTATGAGGGTGTTGGGTCGTATCGACCGGGTTGGGAGTGTGAGAACTGTGGTGCAAAATACCGGAGGGAACCCGAAGATGCTACGTTTGACCCGTTTGATCGGTAGGGTATGGCAGACTGCTATATCTCGAATGCAGACCAAGAGAAGTGCGCGTTCTGTGGCTCTTACGTCCGAATCGAAGACGGTCGGTATGTATGCAAGAGCTGTTTACATGGTGGCCTAATCTACCGGTCAGACTAACGCACACTTGCATAGGGTAGTGTAGTGTTTGATACTATACAAAAGCTTTATAGTGGTATGCAACATTGGTGTAGGTATGGAAGCACACAACGCTTGCGCGGTCGAAACGGGCGACAAAATTGAAATCACCTACGAAACGGAAAGCGGACACACTCGGAACGTTGCTGGTGAGGTTGGCACTATCAGGCCCGGTGAATACGTGGCCGTTCAAGCTACTGATGCGGTTGTGTTTGTTAAGGGGTCGCGTCTCACGGAATTTGGCGACGAAACGTTGGGGACTATCACGGACATTAGCGAGTTCGAATACGAACAGCGAGAAACTGGCTGGAGAGCGTACTAATGTTCAAGTGTCCGGGTTGTGGTGACGGCGTGTATAATTGCCAGTGGTGTATTGAATGCTGGCCGGAAGAACTCGAAAGACGGCGAAACGACCGTTCGGAGTAACGTAGGTTCGACTCCTACGGCGGGCCTTAGATGAGTAGAACGACCATCAACGTACCGCAAGAGGTACACAAGGACGCTCGAGACGTGAAAGACGAGTTTGACGAGAGTTGGACCGAGGTGTTACGGTTCTATGCAGACCACCGGGCCGAACTCTCACTATCGGACGGTGTAGGCGACTTGGAACCGTTCGGTGGGGAAGTGCCGGAGATTGACACGGATAGCGTGGTTGACCGGATCGTTCACGAACTCGAGATGGGTGCCACGCCGGAGAACGATACTCAAGAGGTAGTCCAAGAGGTTCGAAAGGTGGCAAAGATAGCGGAACAGGCGCGGGATAACACGGAAGACATTAAACAGGGGTTAGGCCGATGAAGGAAAAAGTCAAGGCGAATATTAGGGTTTCGTCCGATAGTGAAATTCAGGCCATGCGTAAGGCGCTATCCAAATTCCACGACAAACACGGCGACCATGAAATAGACAAAGTTGAGGTGATGACATCAAAACCACGTGGGAAATGGATAGTGATAATCGAAACGGATTGGTTTGGTGACTTTGACGACAGAAAGATTAACGAGTCCGACCAATGACCCAAATCAACGTATCCAGCGACTCAAAAGCGTGGTTTGACGACTGGAAGGGAGAGCGCACACAGTCGGAAGCCTTCAAGGATCTTGTGGCGATAGTCAAGTCCTATGAGGGTGAGCCGGTGGACGTGGAAGCGTTGGCCGACGAACTCGAGCATAGCTTAGTCTCAAAGATCGAACTTGGCGCGTACCGAGGTGCCCGTGCGTACCATGAGAACAACAAAGAGGTGTTAGTCTACAATGAGTGGTAACGACGGAACTAAGCACGTGATGCCCACCTCTCCACTGAGTCAATTGCTGTCCAATTATCGTTCCAGAGCAACGAAATTGGACGATATGGGAGATGTGAAGGCTGCTGAGGAGGTACGGGAATGTGCTGACAAACTCGAAGACACACTTGGAACTCATCACGAAAAACGCACAATAGAACCGGATACTGAACGCGCGGAAGAGCGAGAACACACCGATGAGTGACCTAAGCGACAAAGCGGACGTATACATCACGGAAGACGGCGAATGGGTGCCAATAGGCCAAGTGTCCAAAGTGAATATTGAGGTTGAACACTCACGCCGAGAGTTTGTCGGATACACGCCGAACGATGAGCTTCGGGAGTTGGTCAAACAGTGGCGTTCAGAGGCAGAGTATATGGAAGA